AGCAATGGGAATGTACATGCGTGAAGCACGTCTTGACATTGCTAAGTTGGTTGCAGCAGGGTACTCAAACGCAGATGGAGACATCTTCCAACTTCTAGAAATACCAGCAAATACACTAGTATTGTTTGCAGGTGCTGAAGTTGAAACTGCTTTCAATGGAACATCACCAACTGTAGATATTGATTTTGCAGCAGGTGATGACATCGTTGATGGTGGTGACGTTTCTTCCGCAGGTTTCTTAGCTTCAGGAACAAACGGTCAGGCTATGGTTGTTGGAACAGGTTCTGCTTCAACTTTCACACAGCACGTAACAACTACAGACACAATTGACGTTAAGTTGATTGCAGGTTCTGCAGATGTTACATCTGGTATCCTACGTGTTATGGCATGTTGCATTGACACAGGTACTCGTGGACGTGTAGCTCCTGATGAAGTAGATAGAGATCTACTTGCGTAACATAAACTAAAAGTGGGGGGCTGGGAAACTAGCCCCTCTACGTACATCTAAAGGGCATCAATATGGCTACTACATATCTTACACTTGTTAATGAATTACTGCGTAGATTAAATGAAGTTACTCTAGACACTGCAGGTGATGGTTTTACAACTGTACGTAATGTACAAGCTTTAGCAAAAGATGCAATCAATAATAGTATTAGACTCATTGTTCAAACTGGACAAGAGTTTCCTTTTTTAAAAACAACACAAACACAAACACTTACTGCAGGTACTAGACAGTATAGTTTTCCTAGTGATTACTCTAGCACAGATTGGGATACATTTTATCTTAAAAAATTAACTTCTAAAGATAATGCTCCTGTAAGACTAAGACCAATCAGTTATGATGACTATATTCAAAATCACAGAAATATTGATGACACAGGTAATCAAACAGATGGAGATAGTGCTCCAATATATGTATACCAAACATTAGAAGAAAAGTTTGGTGTGACTCCTGTACCAGATGCAGCATACGAAGTAGAGTACATCTACTGGTCTTTTCCTAGCGATTTAACTAATTTTAACGACACCTCAGTTATACCTGATAGATTTAACCACGTTGTTATTGATGGCGCTATGATGTTTATGATGCGCTTTCGTAGCAACGAACAAAGTGCTGCTATGCATCAAAACAATTTTGATCAAGGCATAAAACAAATGCGTAGAGTTTTAGTTGACGATCCACTTGTTATAAGATCAACAGTATTAACAAGAACAAACACAAGTACGTTTGGGAGATTTATTTAACAATGGCAGATAATCTAGCCTCGTTTAAAATATTTTCTCAGGGTGGGTTAAATACTAGTAGAGATGTTTTATCCCAAGGTGAAGTGGCACCTGGGTCTGCGATAAAATTAACAAACTATGAACCTGCTGTTACTGGTGGTTACAGAAAAATAAATGGCTTTAGTAATGACTACGGTTCAGTTACAGGAACAGGAAGCGTATTAGGTGTTTGCGTAGCTAACGGTATTAATGATGGTGTCCTAGCTTGTAGAACACCTTCTAGTGGTAGTAATTATTTACACAAGTATGTTAATAGTTCTACGACATGGAGTGAAATAACTTCTGATGTTATTGCTGATGATAGAGATGGTGTATGTGCTTCACAAACACCAAGTGGCTCTGGTAACTTAACAATAAATGGTGCATTAGCATCTTCAGGCTCAGTAAATTTTACAACTGCTGCTTCAGAGCAACCTAGAAAAGTTACATTTTTTGGCACAGGTAATGAGTCAGGTAAAAACTTTACAATAACAGGTACAGATTTTTCTGGAACAGCACAGACAGAAGTAGTGGCTGGTCCTAACAATAGCACAGTAAGTAGCACAAAGTTTTTTAATACTATTACTCAGATAGCAGTAAGTGCAGGTACAGCAGCAGCTATTGAAGTAGGATCAGGCACAGGATTATTTAGAACTAGTAACCCTACTATGTCAGGTGTTACCAAAGTAAGATTTACAAAGTATAATTTTGGTAGTCCAAAAGTGATTCTGACAGATGGTATCAATCCTGCAGCAACATATGATGGTACAACATACAGACAAATTACAGACAGTAACGCTCCTACAGATCCTAAATTTTCATCTGTATTTCAAAACCATATGTTTTTAGCAGGTGATCCTGCTCAGAATACAAATTTATTTTTTAGCGCCCCTTACGATGAGTTAGACTATTCATCAGCTAATGGAGCAGGTGTAATAAATGTGGGATTTCCCATAGTAGCTATAAAGACATTTCGTGATGCTCTGTTTATTTTTGGCAGTAACAACATTCGTAAGCTTATTGGTAATAATATTTCTAATTTCGTACTAGAGACAGTTACTGATAATTTAGGGTGTATGGCAACAGATAGTGTTGTTGAAATTGGTGGTGATTTATTATTCTTATCTCAAGATGGTTTACGTCCTGTATCTGGTACAGATAAAATAGGTGACGTTAATTTAGAGACAGTTTCTAAAAACATACAATCTGTTTTCACTGACGTTGTTTTTGATATTGATCTAGATGGTTTAAATTCTGTTGTAGTTAAATCAAAGACTCAGTTTAGGTATTTCTTTGCTGCTGCAGACACACAAGGAGTTCTTGGAGGTTTTAGACAAACCCCTAATGGCTTACAGTTTGAATACGCTCAGTTATTAGGCATAACAGCTACTTGTGCAGATAGTGATTATATAGGTCAAGATGAATATGTACTACATGGAGATAGCTCAGGAAAAGTACATAGACAAGAAAAAGGTAATAACTTTGATGGCTCAGAAATATTTAGTGCTTTTCAAACTCCTTACCTATATATGCAAGACCCAGAGCAACGTAAAATATTTTATACGGTAGCAACTTATTTGCGCTCTGAGGGTGATAATGAAATATTAATGTCAGCAGTTTATGACTATGAAGATGTAAATGTTTTAAATCCCAATGACTTTACATTAAGCAATGAAAATGCTGCTGCTTATTATAACGAAGCTGCGTATGCTGCTGCTGACGCTACTAGTGGTGCTGTATATGATGGTAGTCCTTCACCCATAAGGAGGACAAATATATCAGGGTCAGGTAAATCGATTTCGGTTAGATATGTTACAAACGACACAAAACCGTCACACAGTATACAAGGTTTAGTAATTACATTTGGGGTAGGAGATAGGTTCTAACATGGCAGGTTATTCAAGACAATCCGCATCAACTATACAGCCTAATGAGATCATTAAAGCTGCACCAGTAAATGCAGAGTATAATGCAATACGAGATGCGTTTGCTTTGTCTGGTGGTCACAAACATGACGGTAGTTCTACTGAAGGTGCATACGTACCTCTCATAGCTGACACTGATGCTTTAAATAAAATAGCAGTAGATACTAGTAACAATAGGCATGGTGTGTTTGTTGAAGTTTCTTCCTCAGCAGTAGAACAGATCAGGTTTCAAGACGGTGTTATTGTACCAGTTACAGATAATGATATAGATTTAGGTACAAGTTCCTTAGAGTTTAAAGATTTATTTTTAGACGGCACAGCCACAGTAGACACACTTCAAGTAGATGAAAATGCTACAGTAACTGGAAACCTTACTGTAAATGGAAACACTACTCTTGGTAATGCAGCTACAGACACAGTTACGTTAACGGCTGATGTTGCATCTGCTATTTTACCCTCTGCAGACGATACCCACGATTTAGGTGCTACAGGTTCTGAGTGGCGTGATTTATACATAGATGGGCAAGCTAACATAGACACTCTTGCTGTTGATGCAAATGCTACGGTGGCAGGTACACTTGTAGTGACAGGAGCTACCACACTAAATGGTGGGCTTGTCATGGATTCAGATAAGTTTACTGTTGCAGACACAAGTGGTAACACTTCAATTGGAGGTACTCTTACAGTTGCAGGTGCAACTACATTAGCTGCTACATCTTTTGGTGATGCAAACATTACTAATGTAGGAGACATAGCGTTAGACAGTATTAGTGCAGATGGTAGCACAATTACTATTACTGGTAACACTACGTTTGCTGACGGCTCTTTTGATTTTAACATAGCATCTCACGATGGTACAAATGGACTTGCTCTTGGTGGTACAGTAGTAACTGCTTCAGCAGCAGAACTAAACATCATGGATGGAGTAACTGCAACTACTGCTGAACTTAATATTATGGATGGTGTTACAGCAACTACTGCAGAGTTAAATATACTTGATGGGGTAACTTCAACAGCAGCAGAGTTAAATATATTAGACGGTGTTACTGCCACTGCTGCAGAGCTTAATACACTAGATGGCATCACAGCAGTTGTTGGCGAACTTAATGCACTAGACTTAGGAAGCACAGCAGTTGGTACAGCCATAGCATCTAAAGCTGTAGTGTTAGACTCCAATAAAGATTACACAGGTATTCGTAACTTTACAATAACAGGCAACTTGACCGTAGGGGGTACTACCACAGTTGTAGATACTGTTACTATGAATGCACAGAATGCTGTGGTATTTGAAGGTGCTACTGCTGATGATCACGAAACTACACTTACTATTGTAGATCCTACAGCAGACCGCACAATTAACTTACCAAATCAAAGCGGTACTATACCTGTACTAGCTGCAGTAAGTGCAACTCAAATTAGTGCTACACCTGAAGAGTTAAATATCATGGATGGTGGCACTTCCGCTACATCGACTACACTTGCAGATGCAGATAGAGTTGTAGTTAATGATGCAGGAACTATGAAGCAGGTAGCCCTTACGGATTTTGAAACATACTTTGAGTCATCACTAGATACATTATCAAATGTAACTACAGTAGGCGCATTAAATAGTGGTAGCATTTCAAGTGGATTTGGGGCTATAGATAATGGCTCAAGTGCTATTACCACAACAGGCACTATAACTTATGGCAGCTTGTCAGACGGAACTATAACTATTACAGGCTTCGTTGATGAAGATGATATGTCATCTAATAGTGCAACATTAGTTCCTACACAACAATCTGTAGAAGCTCGTATTCAAGCGGTAAATGCAACTGCTAATAATGTAACAGGTCTTAATGCTACAGGTGCAGAGCTTAATACTGTCGCAGATGTGTCTGCAATTAGTCCCGATACATCCACAGCAGTGGCAAACAATGATGCAATATTAATGTTTGATAACTCAGCCACTGGATTGAAGTATTTTGATGTAGACTTACTTGATACATACTACGCACAGACAAGTAAAACACTAACAAATAAAACTCTTACTAGTCCTGTTGTAACAGGCTTACATCTTAATGACGCAGGTTTTACTGTAGAAGGTTCTAGTGCTGATGGTAATGAAACTACTATAGCTTTTACTGATCCAACAGCAGATAGAACTATCACATTTCCTGATGCTACAGGTACGATTGCTTTACTAGCAAGCCCTACTTTTACAGGAACATTAACTGCACCTACTATAAACGCATCAACAGCTTTACAAATAGGTGGAGTAGCGATAACATCCACTGCAGCAGAGTTAAATATACTTGATGGTGTAACCTCAACAGCAGCAGAGTTAAATATACTTGATGGTGTAACCTCAACAGCAGCAGAGCTAAACATACTTGATGGTGCTACAGTAACTGCATCAGAATTAAATTTATTAGATGGTGATACTTCTGTTGGTGGCTCAATAACATTAGCAGATGCAGACGGTTTTATAGTCAATGATAATGGAACAATGAAAACTATTCCTGCATCAGATGTAAAAACTTACGCTGCAGGTAGTGCTGCCACTAAAGGATTTGCCATTGCTATGGCAATAGTATTTGGATAGAAAGGTAAAGTAAATGGCAACCCCAAATATAATTAATGTAGCAACTATTACTCCAAAGGTAGCAGTTGGTGCAGTGACTACAAGTAGAGCAGACATCGTTGATGTACCTGCAGAAAATTGTGCAAAAATAAATGTGCTTATGATATCAAACATAGATGGCGCAAATGCTGCTGATATTACCGTTGAAGTAAGCACAGATAACGGATCAAGCTATGTTAAAATAGCTAATACAATATCTGTACCTGCTGACTCAACATTAGTTGTTGTAGGTAAAGATAACGGATTTTATTTAGACGAAACAGATCTTCTTGCTGTTACAGCCTCTGCTAACAGTGATCTATCATACTTGGTTAGTTACGAACTTCTAGTAGACTAAAGGTAATTAATAATGCCCAGATACAATGGCGGCTTTATAGGTCAAGATGGTCCAGATGCACCTGATCCACCCACAAATGTTACACCTACTGCAGGTAATGAACAATTAAGTGTAGCATTTACATCTCCTACAGATCAGGGTACTTCTGATGTTACTGGTTTTGTTGTACAGGTAAGTGAAAATGGTACAGCTTATAGTGCAGGTTCTAACACAGGAACATCTTCGCCTATAGTGGTAAGCAGTTTAACTAATGGCACATCTTATACTGCAAAAGTATGGGCTATAAATGCTTATGGCACATCTGCTCCTAGTGATGCTAGCACTAGCGCAACTCCAGAGCAACCCTCTTTAGGAATATCTTTTGGAGGTGATCCTGATAATAACGGAGCCAAAACTAATAGAATAGAGTTTTTTGATATTGGAACCACAGGAAATGCATCTGATTTTGGTGACTTAACACAATCTGTCAATGATGTTTCAGGCGCTTCTTCAAGCACTAGAGGTCTTAGGTTTGGTGGAGATTCAGGAGGGCAAACTAACGTAATAGATTTTATTACAATGAGATCAGCAGGAAATGCCACAGATTATGGGGATCTAACTACAACAAGATTTGAGACAGGGTCTTGTTCTAACAACACTCGTTACCTTTGTTCAGGAAGTAACAACACAGGTATAGACTTTGGAACTATAGCCACTACAGGTAACTCTTCTGACTTTGGTGACAGATCATCTGCTAATCAAAAACTAGCAGCATGTGCTTCCACGACTAGAGGAGTGTTTGGAGGAGGATCTGGACCAAGTAATGTAATGGAGTTTGTTACAATAAATTCAACAGGCAATACTACAGACTTTGGTGACTTAAGTTCAGCCAGACAAAACCTTGCAGCATGTTCTTCAAATACTAGAGGGTTTTTTCTATCTGGAGAAGGGACTGCTCAAATCGATCAAATTACATTTACATCTACAGGAAATGCTGCAAATTGGGGAAGTGTAGGAGGCGGTGCTGCAAGACATAGTGGTGCAGCAACATCTAGTGCAACTAGAGGTGTTCTTATGGGCGGTGATAGCAGTGGTGTTAAAAACGAGATATTATTTTTTGATTTAACCTCTGCGAGTAGCACTTCAGATTTCGGTGATCTTGCAGCAATAGTAAGAAAAAATGGAGCTTGTGGTACTAATCATGGAGGGATTTCATAATGCCTAACTTTCAAGGCGTGTGGTCACTCACAACACAAATACAGTATGTTTCTTCAGATTGGCCTACAATACCACCACCAGGTAAAGCTTTTTGGCATGGAGGTGCAACAAGCGGTGATGTTAGAAGAAATGATATTCAAACAATAACGTTTGCTACTTTAGGTAATGCTACAGATTATGGTGATTTAACCTCAACTAGATTTAAACTTTCAGGGTGCTCTAGTTCGACAAGAGGTCTTACTATAGGTGGACGTGAAAGTTCTGATGTAGATACCATAGACTTCTACGATTTAACTTCTTCAGGTAATGCTTCAGACTTTGGAAATTTAACTGCTGCTGTTCAAGCTCCTGCAGCTTTAGCCAACTCTACAAGAGGTATTCGTGGTGGAGGTGAAACAGGCAGTAAACAAAATGTAATGGACTTTGTAACCATAGCCTCAACAGGTAACGCATCTGACTTTGGAGATTTAACTGAAGCACGTATGCTTCTTGGTGCTGCTGCTAGTTCTACTAGAGGTGTATTTGGAGGAGGACTTGCTAGTGGTGGTGTTAATACAATAGATTTTATTACAATAGCTTCTGAAGGAAATGCCACAGACTTTGGAAATCTAACTACGACAAGATATCATATATCGGGTTGCTCTAACTCTGTTACAGCCTTATTCGGACCTGGAACTGGTAATAGTGCTAGGATAGATGCTATAACAATAGCCTCTACAGGAAATGCTACAGACTTTGGTAACCCTAGTGTAAACAGAAATGGTGCAACTGGTGCAGCTAGTACAAGTAGAGCAGTTTTTGGTGGATCTGGAACTACAATAGATTTTGTTGAAATAGCAAAACCAGGAAATGCTGTGGATTTTGGAGACTTGACTTTTTCTAATCAAGGAAGCGAAGGTTGGGGTGCTTGCTCTACCTCACATGGAGGAGTTGCATAGTGTCAACTAAAGATTTTACAGCTAATGTTATATCTGCTACCAAGATAGTACCATCTGATCCTTATCAAGACAGTACAGCATCAGGAGTTTGGTCAATACAAGAACAATTTTACCTTAAAAAAGGAGATAATTGGCCTACAACAGGAAACTTTCAACCTCTTTGTTTACTTATGGGCGGTCGAGATGGTAGCACGTTTAATGCTATAGAGTCTATAATTGTAACAAGCGAAGGAAATACTAGTGATTTTGGTGACTTAACTGGTACTAGAGGAAGAGGTGCTGCAGCCGCATCATCAACTAGGGCTGTTGTAGGGGGAGGTCAAACTGCTTCTGGTTCAAGTGATCAACTAATAAATATAGATTTTGTTACTATGCCAACTTCAGGTAACGCTTCAGACTTTGGCGATTTATTACACAAGCAAGCTTTCAACGGAGGGTTATCAAATAGCACCAGAGCAATATTTGCAGGTGGCGATAGAAACACTGGTGGTGGTGCTACTGACGGTTCTAATGTCATACAATTTATAACTATAGCTTCAACAGGTGATGCTTCAGATTTTGGAGATTTAACTACAGGTACAAATAAACCTGCAGGTTCAGCTTCTCCCACGAGAGGTTTATTCAATGGTGGTACAACATCTTTAGGCGTTGTAAATACTATTCAATTTGTTACAATAGGCAGCACAGGTAATGCCTCTGATTTTGGTGACTTAGCTCAAACTCGTAATGGGTGTGTGGCATTTTCAAGCGACACTAGATCACTTACTGTACGTGATAACACAATAGATTTTGTTACCATAGCTTCAACAGGCAACGCATCTGATTTTGGTGATCCTATTGCTGAGTGCGATGTTAATGGTGGTGCTAGCACTAATATTAGAGGAATACACAATGTTGGAACAGATGATTTTAGTATAAACGCTACAACTATAGCTACAACAGGTAACAGTGTTGATTGGGGTAATATAATAACAAAAAGAGAGCAAGACCAAGCTGCTGGTGCAGCACATGGTGGTTTACAATAAAGGAACAATTAAAATATGTTAAAAGACTTATCAAAAGATTATAAAGAGGATCAGGCACAACTGGTCACACAAGACGTAGATATTCAGCTACCAGCATCTAAGCCTGAATACAAATCTATGTTGGCTAATATTAAAGAACATGCTCCTGCTATTAGACAAGCATCAAGCAACTTTTATAAGTCTCATTCACAAATGATGTCCGTTACATTAGATGTTACAGCTATCACACCTATACGTTCTATAAAACACAGTTTAGCTGAGATAGAAAAAACCAGATCTGCTTTACAAGAATCTTATTTCCGTATGAAGAAAGAAGAAGTAAAACTAAAAAAACTAGAACGTAAGCTGCTAGAAGAAGATGATGCATTAGAAAGAGAAATGCTAGAAATAAAAATAAATGAGAAGCAAGCTAAGGCTGCAAGTTCTCGTGGATATGTAGAAGCTGCAGTACGTAAGTTAAACTTTTTTACTAATCAATACGACAACCTAATGAAAAAGATAGGTAAAGAAGAACTAACAGAAGAAGACTACGAGCTAGAAGAAATAAAATATCACATTATGACATGCATGAAGCAAGCACTCAACAGTGCAAGACCACGTAACGGTGTCATTGATGAGGGTAACATGATCTACTTGTTTGATCTTGGTATCAATGCAGCACAGGCACAGGCTGAAGTGTTTGCTTACCTAGAGTGGGAAAACAAATTAATACAAGAAGGTAAAGCACCAGAGCATCACCACACTGTAAAGTGGCTAGAAGCTTGTGCAGATAAGTGGGCGCATTGTCCTGCTGACTTTGCTAATAGTCGTGGCTTTAATATATTAGATAAAACATCTTTAACAAACACACCACAGTTAGAGGATAAAACAGATGGCACATAAAGTTGTAAAATATAGGTTAGAAAGTGATGGCACAATACCAACTTGGTTGAAGTTTGGTGTATCACAGAATACAGGTGGTATGTATGCAGTTGCAGATCCAGACACTGCATCACCGCAGGATTGGATTATGATTGGCATATCAGACGATGATGCAGACATATCTAGCGCGGTTGAAGAGGTAGCATCAAAAGAAGATTTACAAACTTATCTTGCTGCACAAGCGTCAGCAAATAGTTGGACTGATCCAGATCCAGATGACTCAACTGCAACAGTAGCTTTTGATGCGGCTGCACACGCCCAAAGAGTTTGGGATTCTTTGACTGAGTTAAATTCATAATGAGTGACATTAAACTATCTCCAGAAGAATTAGAAGAGATGCTAGATAATGCAGCTAGGCGTGGCGCTAAGGAAGCACTACGTTCAATTGGTTTGCTTGATGACGATGCGGCAAAAGATATAATAGAAATGCGTAATCTCATAGAGGCGTGGAGAGATACACGTAAATCAATAAGATCCACCATAGTAAAAATGACTACCGTTGGAGTCCTGACATTTATTGCAGGTGCGGTATGGATGACAATGGGTAAGTAAGGAAATAAATATGACGATAACAGCAACCACTGAACAGATTCAAAAACTAGCAGATTTATCTTACGCTGCTCAAACAACAGGAGCAAACCAAGCTGAGATGTTTGCTTTCTTTGAAGAAATTGGTATTGATTCTAGTGACCCATTTGCTACTATACAATCTCAAGAGTTATTACAACAATATGGATATAGACCAGGAGCAGCCACTGGTTTTTATGAGAATTCAACTTTAAATACTGCACCTCTTGATGCAGGACTTGCGGCTTTCTACGAGGCAGAACAAACTGCTGTAAATGAGTATGGATATTTAACAAGCACTGAGGAAAACCTAGCGTTATATGCAGGTAAAATTGATCCTGAAACAGGCGAGCCATATAAGTTTATGATAAATGATAATGTGGCTAACGCTGAATTTATTAGTAATTACTTAGAAAGCCAAGGACAAACAGGGGCAGATAGTATTGCGCTTACCCCTGCTGAGGCTGGATTTACACAATCAGATACACAACCTAAATACACCGAAAGTTACACCAACAATGAGTCACATGTTTCAAAGATTCTTGGTGGAACGCCTGTGTTAGAAAATTCATTACAGTGGTCAGCTTTTGAAAAACCTAAAAAAGTAATTGATACTACACCAACTGGTTCTGGCACAGTGTCTACTACAGCAGGAGCAAGCATTATGCCAGGATACGCTGATGTAACACCTCCTGTAGGTGGCTATCAAACACCTTCTGCTAATATACCAAATCTTTATAGAGACTTTGTACCTGCAGTTGGTCCTGCGCCTATTACTGCTCCTACTGTAGGAACACAAGCTATGAATATTCCTACTTATCAAAATTTATTCACAAACCAAGTAGGTCAATTTGTTGATAGGGCAGATACGCAACAATCTTTTTATCAGCCACAAACAATGTACGAAAAAATTCAACAGGGCGGTACAGCACCAGGTTCAATTGAAACACGTCTTTTTCGTAATGCTCAAGGAATGTCATTGTACATTACCTTTGTAGGAGGTGTACCACAACAGTATATACCACCTGGTTATTTTGAAGTAAAAAATCCTGCTACGCCAACCCAAAGTCCACAAGGAATAGCTCAAGCACCTTCAACTCTTCCTGCAGGAGTAGCTACACCTACATATGATATTCCCGAAAATTTTGAATTAAGAAGACAAGCGTATGACCAAGATGGTAACCCATTGGCAAAGGGCGGCATAGTTAAAGGGTATGCACCTGGTGGCACAGTTCCTAGAAACACTATAATAGGAGGACAACCTCACAGTCTTGCTTACATTAATCCTGATGAAGCAAAATTACTTAAAGCTGTAGGTGGTTCAGGAGATCCTTCTCATGGTGGTATTCCTGCTTATGATAATGAAGATGATGAAAATACAACTACTCCTATTCTAGAAGAAAATGTGACTCCTGCCCCTCCAACTGTAGGTACGCCTACTGGGTTTGACCCAAAATTGGCAGACGCACTCGTAGCAGGACAACAAAATATGTTGTTAAATGCTTATCTTAATCAAGCAGGAAATGTAGCTGCAACTCCTGTAGCTACTTTACAACCAGAAGCAATAGCAGGTAGTGTTGTAGAATCCACTGCAGGTCAAGCTATACCTATAGCACCCATAGTGACAACACCTGCACAAGTTGGTCAAGTATTACAAGCAGACCCAGTAAGTGCAACAACTGCACCTACAGGTTCTATGACTGCACAGACTGCTATAGGAGATGTAAGAACAGAAACTGCTAAACTAAAAGGTGTAACAGGCACTCCTACAGATATAATAACTGCACAAACACAGGATGAAACATCCCTTGATGACATCAAAGCTGCACAAGGTACTTTTATAAAAATAAATGGACCTGAAGGAAGACAGATACAAACTGATCCTGTTACAGGTGCAAGTGAAATAATATCTGGTGCTGCTAATGCACATACTGCAGCAGCATTTACTGAAGTGATACAACATGCTGAGGCCACACCAAGTAAACAAGCAACAGTTGCAGGTCAGCTAGAAAAATTAATGGCTGACTTTGAGGGTGGTGAGACACCTGCTTGGGCTGCAGGATCTATGCGTACTGCGATGGCTACACTTTCTGCTCGTGGTCTTGGTGCGTCTAGTCTTGCAGGTCAAGCTGTTATACAAGCTGCAATGGAAGCTGCTTTACCTATAGCACAAATGGATGCTCAGACTATGGCACAGTTTGAGGCACAGAATTTATCTAATAGACAGCAACGTGCAATGTTAGCGGCACAACAACGTGCTTCATTTATAGGGGTAGAGTTTGATCAAGCATTCCAAGCTCGTGTATCTAATGCAGCCAAGATTAGTGACATAGCTAATATGAATTTTACGGCTGATCAACAGATAGCTCTAGAAGATTCTCGTGCTGCAAATACCATGGAGTTAGGTAACTTATCCAATAATCAAGCTGTAATTATGGCACAAGCGGCTGCATTAGCTAACTTAGATATGGCTAATTTAAACAATAGGCAACAGGCTGAAGTACAGAATGCACAAAACTTCTTACAGATGGATATGTCTAACCTTTCTAACCAACAGCAAGCTGCTATGTTTAAGTCTCAACAGAATGTACAAGCTTTGTTTACAGATCAAGCTGCTGAAAATGCCGCAGCGCAATTTAATGCTACAAGCGAAAATCAAACACAACAGTTTTTTAATAACTTAGCTTCCCAAACAAATCAGTTTAATGCTTCTCAAGCTAACGCCATGCAACAGTTTAATGTAGATCAAGCTAATGCTTTGTTAGAGTTTAATGCCGATCTACAATCTGCTCGTGAAATGTTTAATGCACAGAACTACTTAACTGTAGCACAAGCCAATGCCCAGTGGAGGCAATCTGTACAGACTATGAATACAGCAGCAATAAATGCATCCAACATGGAATACGCTAAACAAATAAATAACTTATCTCAAGCTGCACTAGATCAGATATGGATGCGTGATAGAGATATAATGGACTATGCTTGGAGGTCAGCAGAAAGTATGCTTGATAGACAGAAAAGTATTATGATTGCAGAAATGCAAGCTCAAGCACAAGTAGATCAAGCTAAAGGCAGTGCTTTTGGTAAATTATTTAGTTTAATGGGTAATTATCTAATGGCAGGTTTCTTTCCAGATCAAGCAGCCATACTAGCAGGAGGCACATCATAATATGTTTAGTAAGATGAATAATAAAAGCACGATAACTCCAGATGAGCTAGTAAAATTCTTTTTGTCTAGAGAGAAAAGAGCAGACCTTAATAAAACTGAAAAAGAAGAAGATACGCCTAATGGGTTGATGCAAGAAGACATAGTTGTAGAGCCATTAGAAGATCAAGAAAGTGAAGATGCTTTAGACTTTCTTCAAAGAATGATTATGAGTCAATCAAATAAAGTTGCAGAAGCTAAAGAAACTTTAGGAGAGCAGCTTGCAGATATAAAAGAAAAAGCTTTAGCTAATATAGACACTATAAAGAAT